CCTAAAAAATTCCCCGGAGGGATATTTTAGAAAAGCTTTTTACACAAGGTAGGGTACTTATCAGAGTTTACAGGGTTGGTAATGGGTGTTGTCGTTGTACTATGCTTGAGAATTACCTCCTTAATAATGGTAGCGGCCAGATGTTGACGCCATGAGTCAATTCATTTCTTTGCTCCTTTCAGTGTTTGATAGAAACAACTCTGTAAACTCCGATAAGTATCCTACCCAAAACTCATTCATAACTATTTTAGAAGTCATAGATAACCAAAAAGAGAGGAGGCAGTAATAATGCCAAAAGTTAAAGCTGCAAGCTCTTCTGATTCACCGAGAAAGATGAGACCGGCTCTTACTCCGGAAGCTAGAGAAAACCAATTGGTTTCTTTGGCAGTAGACCTTGCCGAAGAGCAGCTTAGGGCTGGAACAGCTTCTTCTCAGGTTATAACTCATTATTTAAAACTCGGATCAACGAAAGAGAAAATTGAAAAGGAAATTCTTGAAAAGCAGAAAGAGTTAATCGAAGCGAAAACCAAAAGTTTGCAGTCAGCTCAAAAAATCGAGGAGCTTTATGCACATGCTCTTGATGCTATGCGGAGTTACAGTGGACAAAGCGACCCAGATTATTAGATAGAGGTGACTAAATGAACGATTGGAAAACAATAGCAAAGCGAATGCACAAAAACAAACGCGGGTTTAAACAAATCGCGGAACGGGTTGGGAAAACAGAGCAAGAAATTAAGGATTTTTTTAAAAGCGAAAAGGCTACTCAGGAAGCAACAAAAAACAAATCTGACAAATTTTTGGTTTTCGAAAATCTGGCCCCAACGACTCATTCTCAAGAATGGAGCGGTAATCGGATACTGTCATTTGGGCTAATCGGCGATACGCACATCAATTCCAAGTATACTCAACTTACATATCTTAGGAATTTTTATGAAATTTGTTCTAGCAGAAACATTAAAGATGTTTATCATTCCGGAGATATTGACGAGGGTGAACAGATGCGTATTGGTCATCCGTATGATTGCTATACACAGGGTGGTGATAATCATGTAAATGAAATTGTAACCAATTATCCTTTTGTTGAAGGCATTACAACCCACTTCATTACCGGCAATCATGACGCCAGCATTTATAAAAGATGCGGAATTGATATTGGAGAAACTATTGCCATTCGACGAAAGGATATGAAGTACTTAGGGCGTGATTGCGCAAGAGTAGAAATCACCCCAAATTGTGTCCTCGAATTAAGACACCCCTGGGACGGAACTGCGTATGCTATATCATACAAACCTCAAAAAATGATTGACAGCATGGAAGCCGATAGCAAACCTAATATTCTGGCTATTGGCCATTATCATAAGCTTGAGTATATATTTTATAGAAACGTGCATTGCTTCCAAACAGGGTGCTTTCAAACGCAAACACCTTTTACAAGAGGAAAAGGTATCAGCGTTCATCTTGGTGGGTGGATCATAACTGTTGAAGTTGACAAAAACGGCTATATTCAAAGCATCAAGCCGGAATTAATTCCTTTCTATAAAGGAATCTCGGATGATTACAAAAACTGGGGCAGAAGCCCAAATGATTAGAACTTATTCCGAATTAATTACTTTCAATACTTTTAAGGAAAGGTATTTGTATTTAAGGCTTGATGGGAAAGTGGGCGAAAAAACTTTTGGCTACAACCGCCACATAAATCAAAAGTTTTACCATTCCAACGAGTGGCTGAGCTTCAGAGATATGATAATTATTAGAGATTCCGGATGTGATTTAGGGGTTGAGGGTTATGAGATTTACAGGACAATCATTGTTCATCATCTTAATCCTATAACCGTTGACGATATAATTAATTATCGTCCTTGTGTATACGATCCGGAAAATGTAATATGCACCCAACTCTCGACGCACAACGCCATACACTATGGGGATGAGAGTCTGTTAATGCTACCGCCAATTGAACGAACCAAAAACGATACTTGTCCATGGAAATGATTTTTCTGATTATCAACAAAAAATTTAAGGAGGATGTTTTAAGTGATGGAAACAGATGTTTACAATGAATACCTTGACAACGAAATAGAGGAAACCACTAAACCAGAGGAACCTGGTTCGGACTTGATAATGGGCGTTGTAACGGATTGCCTTAAACTTAATATTCGCGAGTCCCCCAGCATCAATGCCCCGATTATTACCAAGGTCAACGCTCTTACCGAGTTGATGGTTGATGTTGAAAAGTCGAATGAAGAATGGTATAGCGTTTGCACTGAAGTCGGAATAGAAGGATTCTGTATGAAGAAGTTCGTAGCTATAAAACCACAAGGAGAGTAGATATGGACAGTATACTGACATCGATTAAAAAGCTACTTGGAATCACAGAGGAGTACGAGCATTTCGACCAGGACCTTATCATACATATCAATTCTGTGTTCGGAATTCTAACGCAGCTTGGTGTCGGTCCTGTCAACGGCTTCGCCATCAAAGACAAAGAATCTGTCTGGACGGACTTTGTTTCAGAAGGCTTGAAACTCGAGACGATTAAATCATATGTTTATTTAAAAGTTAAATTACTGTTTGACCCTCCTCTCAGCTCCGCGGTTTTGGAGTCAACAAATCGAATCATTAGTGAACTTGAGTGGAGAATAAACGTAATGGCCGACACAGGATAGGAGGAAATTCAAAATGAGTAAAGATACTCTAACCCATTACGGCATTTTCGGAATGAAATGGGGAGTGCGCAGAACCCCCCAGCAGTTGGCAAGAGCTAAAAGTAATGTCGACGCCTCATCCGTGATTGTTAAGGAAACCAAAAACATTAACAGTGCCGTTGGCAACATTCGTTCATCAAAGAAAAGCAAAGACATAAGCTCCATGACCGACCAAGAACTTAGAGAAAAGGTTCAACGAATGAATTTGGAGCAGCAGTATTCAACATTGGCCAGTAGTCGGGTATCCCGGGGACAAACATATGTCACAAATACATTAGATATTGCTGGGAGTGCTCTTGCTGTTACCAGTTCTGCACTTAGCATTGCTATTGCCCTTAAAGATCTAAAGAAATAGGGATAAGGAGAACTGAAACATGGCCTTGTCAAACACCGCCGTCCCAAAATACTATGGCATGTTTCGAGATGCCGTCATTCGAGGAGAAATTCCGGTATGCAAAGAAATTTCTATGGAAATGAATCGTATCGACGATTTGGTTAAGAATCCAGGGGTTTATTACGACGATCAAGCGGTTGAAGGTTGGATTAAATACTGTGAGTCAGAATTGACTTTAACCGATGGTACCGATTTGCATTTACTGGATAGTTTTAAACTTTGGGGCGAACAGATTTTCGGGTGGTATTATTTTGTTGAAAGAAGTGTATATGAACCCGATCCCGATGGGCATGGAGGACATTACGTCAAGAAAACTATTAAAAAACGTTTGATTACCAAACAATATTTGATAGTCGGAAGAGGTGCGGCAAAAACAATGTACGGTTCGACCATCCAAAGTTACTTTCTTAACATAGACACCTCCACTACTCAGCAGGTCACCACCGCACCAACAATGAAACAAGCCGACGAAATAATATCTCCAATTCGAACCGCCATTACCCGATCAAGGGGTCCGTTGTTCAAGTTTCTGACAGAAGGATCTCTGCAAAATACAACAGGCGCTAAAGCTAATAGAGTTAAGTTAGCCTCTACCAAGTTAGGTATTCAGAACTTTTTAACAGGTTCTATTTTAGAAGTAAGACCCATGAGCATTGCTAAACTTCAGGGTCGGCACGATAAAGTAGCTACGGTTGACGAATGGCTTTCTTGTGACATACGTGAGGATGTTATAGGCGCAATTGAGCAGGGGGCAACAAAGGGATCAGCTGACGGAGACGATTATCTAATCATTGCAATCAGCTCTGAGGGAACTGTCCGCAATGGAAGTGGCGATACAATCAAAATGGAATTATCCGACATTCTCAAGGGAGATTACGTCAACCCGCACGTTTCTATTTGGTGGTACAAATTAGATTCAATCGACGAAGTTTCCGACCCGAACATGTGGATTAAGGCAAATCCGAATCTTGGAAAGACGGTAAGCTATGAGACTTACCAGCTCGAAGTGGAAAGAGCAGAAAAAGCCCCTGCTGCAAGAAACGATATTTTGGCGAAACGTTTCGGAATCCCAATGGAGGGATACACATATTACTTCCCTTACGAAGAAACTCTTCCCCATCGAAAACGAGATTACTGGCAAATGCCTTGTGCTCTCGGAGCCGATCTTTCGCAAGGGGATGACTTTTGTTCGTTTACATTCCTATTTCCGTTGCCCAATGGGTCATTTGGAGTTAAGACTCGGAATTATATTTCGTCATCGACTTTAATGAAATTACCTTCAGCTATGAGAATTAAGTATGACCAATTTATGACCGAAGGAAGTTTGATTGTTCTTGAGGGAACAGTCTTGGATATGATGCAGGTTTATGAAGATCTGGATGATCACATAACAGAGTGTAACTATGATGTTAGGTGCTTAGGGTTTGACCCATTTAATGCCAAGGAGTTTGTTGCAAGATGGGAATCTGAAACCGGGCCATTCGGTATCGAGAAAGTCATCCAGGGAGCAAAAACCGAATCCGTTCCATTAGGCGAGTTAAAGAAACTCTCAGAGGCGCGGATGCTTTTATTCGATGAGGAGTTGATGACTTTTGCAATGGGAAACTGCATAACAATGGAAGACACAAACGGAAATCGGAAGCTTCTTAAGAAGCGATATGAACAAAAAATTGACGCTGTTTCAGCAATGATGGATGCTTATATTGCGTACAAGCTGAACAAAGATGCATTTGAGTAAAAGGGAGGTGAATGAAAGGAGGTGATCATTCAAAATGGAAATGTCATTAGGTTCCAGACTTAAACACGCTTGGAATGCCTTTACTAATAATGACTTCGCAAGTAATTACAGAGATGCCGGCATTGGATATTCCTATAGACCAGATAGACCGAGACTTACTCGTGGTAATGAACAGTCTATAGTAAATTCTGTTTACAACCGCATAGCGTTGGATGCCGCAGCAATTGATATTCAGCATGTTAGGTTGGACAAGAATAATCGCTTTATATCGGTTATTGACTCGAAATTAAACAATTGTCTTACATTAGAACCCAATATTGATCAAACGGCACGACCTTTTATTCAAGATGTCGTCATGTCAATGTTTGATGAAGGAAGTGTAGCGATCGTTCCAACGGACACAACATTTAACCCGGAAATGACCGGCGCTTACGACATAGAGGCCATGCGAACCGGAAAAATTCTGGAGTGGTATCCCAAGCATATCAAAGTTCGTGTTTATAACGAGCGGACCGGGCTCAAAGAAGATATTTTAGTCCCCAAAAGCGCCGTGGCAATTATTGAAAACCCATTGTATTCAGTTATTAATGCACCAAATTCAACTATGCAACGGCTCATTAGAAAACTGAACCTTTTAGATGTCATTGATGAACAAAGCGGTTCTGGAAAATTAGATTTAATTATCCAATTGCCGTATGTCATCAAGACCGAAGCAAGGCGTCAACAAGCTGAAAATAGGCGAAAAGATATCGAAAATCAGTTGGCCGGTTCAAAGTATGGTATCGCTTATACCGATGGTACTGAGCATATCACCCAGTTGAATCGTGCCGTTGGCAACAATTTAATGTCTCAGATTGAATACCTGACGAGTATGCTATACAGCCAGTTGGGGATCACTCAGAGTATATTAGATGGCACCGCCAACGAAGAAGCAATGCTCAACTATTACAACCGAACTATCGAGCCTATTCTTTCGGTTATTGTTGATGAAATGAAACGAAAATTTCTAACCAAAACGGCTCGGTCACAATTGCAGTCGATTTTATTCTTTAGAAGCCCGTTCAAACTTGTTCCGGTTAACGGCATTGCCGAAATCTCCGACAAGTTTACTCGAAACGAGATAATGACGTCGAACGAAATGAGGCAAGTAATTGGAATGAAACCGTCAGATGATCCAAAAGCAGACGAGCTTAGGAACAAGAACCTGAGTGCGCCTAGAGAAGAACCGTCTGGCAATCCGAACGATGTGACTGAAAAAGAAATGAAAGAGACCAACACAAAATCAAAGGAGGAAATTCAAAATGAATAAAAAGTTTGATTTTAGTGGCTGGGCTACCCGTAACGATCTCATGTGCTCTGATGGAAGAATCATTCACAAAGATGCGTTTAAAGAAAACGACGGGGAAACGGTTCCTTTGGTCTGGAACCACCAGCACAACGACCCACTAAATGTTCTCGGGCATGCATTGTTGGAGAATCGTGATGAAGGGGTCTACGCTTATTGTGTATTTAATAGCACCGAGGCAGGATCCAATGCCAAACTTTTAGTTGAGCACGGCGACGTTTCCGCATTATCGATTTACGCCAACCAACTTAAACAGCAGGGACCCACCGTGCTTCACGGAGCAATTCGTGAAGTTAGTTTGGTTCTAGCTGGGGCTAATCCAGGGGCGTTCATCGATTCCGTTATCCGACATGGCGAAGTGGCGGATGAAGAAGCTATCATTTATACTGGCGAAGATATTTCACTTTATCACGCAGAAGAACAAGATGACAAATCGTTGGACAAGAAAGATGAAGCCAAGGAAGACGAACCCAAGAATGAGAAAAAAGAACACGAGGAAACCGTTGCCGACGTGTTTGATACTCTAACCGAAAAACAAAAGACGGTAGTTTACGCAATGGTTGGACAGGCTCTTGAAGAAAATGAAGAGACTGAAGAGACCGAAAAGACCGAAAAGACCGAAAAGACTGAAGAAAACAACAAGGATAATTCTAAAGGAGGAAACAAAGTTATGAAGCATAATGTGTTTGATCAAGAGGATACCACTCAGAGCAACGTTCTGAGTCATTCCGATATGGAGGCGATATTTGCCGATGCGAAGCGTTACGGGAGTTTGAAGGACAGTGCCTTAGCCCACGGTATTACGAATATTGATTATTTGTTCCCGGATGCAACGGCTGTTAACGACACTCCGCAGTTTATTCAAAGAGATATGGGTTGGGTGAATAAGGTAATGGCCTCTGTCCATCACACTCCTTTTTCTCGGATTAAATCTATATTGGCTGATATCACTGCTGAGGATGCTCGCGCTAAAGGATACATTAAGGGAAACCAAAAACTAGACGAGGTCTTTTCTTTGTTAAAGCGTACCACAACGCCCACGACTATCTATAAGAAACAGAAGCTGGACCGTGACGATGTTATAGATATTACGGATTTCGATGTGGTAGCTTGGCTGAAATCTGAAATGCGTATGATGCTTGATGAGGAAATCGCTCGCGCTGCTTTGGTCGGTGATGGCCGTTTGAGTTCTTCTGACGATAAGATTAACGAGCAGAACATCCGCCCTATTTGGAAGGATGATGATCTGTACACTATCAAAACTCCGGTTACTGTTTCGTCTAGTGCCACTTCTGACGAGAAGGCCAAAGAGTTTATTCGTTCAGCAATTAAATCTCGAAAGAATTACAAAGGTTCCGGAGAGCCCACTCTGTACACCACAGAGGACATCCTTACAGATTGCCTGCTTCTGGAAGACACAACTGGCCGCGTGATCTACGATTCCGTTGCAAAGTTAGCCACGGCACTTCGGGTTAAGGAAATTGTAACTGTTCCTGTTATGGAGGGTCTTACCAGAACGGACGGCACGACCACTAAGACTCTGCTTGGTATTATTGTAAATCTGGCAGATTACAACATTGGTGCTGATAAGGGCGGCGCTGTTAACATGTTCGATGACTTCGACATTGATTACAATGCACAGAAGTATCTTATTGAGACTCGTTGCAGCGGGGCGCTGATTAAGCCTTACTCTGCCATCGCCCTTGAACTGGTTCCAGAACCCTAAGGTTAACCAATAAAGGAGAAAATTCAAAATGGCAAAATTTTGTGGAGTAATCGGTTATGCTGTGACGGAAGAGACTAAGCCAGGAGTGTATAAGGACCGGATTACCGAACGTCAATACTACGGTGATTTAGTTCGTAATACTCGCAGACTTCAAACTTCGGACCAACTCAACGACAACATCAATGTTGCAAATGAGATTAGCATTGTATCCGATCCGTTTGCCAATGAGAATTTTTATTCGATGCGTTACGTTGAGTTTATGGGTGCCAAATGGAAGATCACAAATGTCGAAGTTCAGTACCCGAGACTGATACTGACTGTGGGGGGTGTATACAATGCCTAGTAGGCTAGAATTACAGACTTTATTCGAGGAACTTCTCGGAAGTCGAAATGTGTATTTTCAACCCCCTGCGTCAGTAAAAATGAAATACCCCGCCATTGTTTATTGTCTTGAAGATATTGACAATACATTTGCAAATGACGGGGTGTATTCATCTCAAAAGAAATATTCGGTCACAGTAATTGACGAGGACCCCGACAGTCCTATTGTTGACAAAGTTGCGGCTTTGCCCACTTGTCGATACAATCGTCACTTTGAATCGGATAATCTCAATCATGATGTTTTTATGTTATATTATTAAAAGGAGGACAAAAATATGTCTAAAATTGTGTGGGATAAGACCGGCGAACGCTTTTATGAAACCGGAGTAGAAAAAGGGGTGCTGTATCCTCAGGTTAATTCGGAGTATTCAAAAGGTGTTCCCTGGAACGGGCTAACTGCTGTTACGGAGAGCCCCTCTGGAGCGGAACCAACTGCCTTATATGCCGATAATATTAAATATCTTAACCTCATGTCGAATGAGGAATTTGGAGCTACTATCGAGGCGTATACTTATCCAGAGGAGTTTGCTGCTTGTGACGGTTCCGCTGCCCTTGCTCCAGGTGTTGCGATCGGCCAACAGAAACGGACCACCTTCGGACTGTCATATGTTACTAAAGTTGGTAATGACACTGACGGGGCGGATTATGGGTATAAGATTCATCTTATTTATGGCGCACTGGCCTCTCCTTCTGAGAAAGGTTATGCCACAGTGAATGATTCTCCAGAGGCAATCACTTTCTCTTGGGAAGTTTCTACCACCCCGGTTGAAGTTCCAGGATTTAAGCCAACCGCTTCTGTCACTATTGATAGCACAAAGGTTGATGCCACTGAACTCGCTGCTCTTGAGAAAATTTTATATGGCGATGGTGCCGTTGGCGATACTGCGGCAACAGATCCTAGGCTCCCTCTCCCCGAAGAGCTCAGGACAATCTTCACAGGTACCGCGGGCTAACAACAATTAAATATTAACTAATAAATAGCAGCTTTTAATAAGAGACAGAGATGTATTCAGGGTGATGGGCTGGCATCTCTGTTTGTCTATTTCTTTTAATTCGAAAGGAGAAAACTACAATGCTGAAAAAAACTATCGTTTACACTGATTACAACGGGTCCGAGCGCACAGAGGATTTTTATTTCAATCTCTCTAAGGCCGAAGTTACTGAAATGGAAATGAGCACCGCTGGCGGTCTTGCTGAAATGATTAACAAAATCGTGGCCGCTCAGGATGCTCCATCCATTATTAAGATCTTCAAAGATCTAGTTCTGAAGGCGTATGGTGAAAAGAGCCCAGATGGCAAAAGATTTATCAAATCTGAAGAATTGTCAACGGCTTTCTCTCAAACAGAAGCTTACTCCCAGCTGTTTATGGAACTTGCGACCGACGCTGATTCCGCAGCTAAATTCGTCAATGGAATTATTCCAAACGACATATCCAAGAAAGAAAATTAAACGAAAAACAATAAGGAGGCCTGAGAGATGCTTCAAATAACAGTACCAGCTATCGAACAGTGGGATGAGATCAAACAGGAATTCGTCACATCGAAGGAACAAACGTTGTCTTTGGAGCACTCTCTTGTCTCTATTTCAAAATGGGAATCCAAATGGTGTAAGCCCTTTCTGACAAAGGAAGAAAAAACCATTGAGGAAACTCTCGATTATGTACGATGCATGAGTATAACCCAAAATGTCGACCCAATTGTGTACAATAATCTTACAATGGAGAATATTGATATGGTTAATAAGTATATTATTAACCCTATGACAGCAACTCGGGTTTATGATGAAAAAATGGGAAAATTAAATAGTGAACAGATAACTAGTGAGCTCATTTATTATTGGATGATTGCTCTTAATATACCATTTGAGTGCCAAAAATGGCATCTCAATCGTCTGCTCACTCTTATTAAAGTTTGTAACATAAAAAACACTCCTCCTAAAAAGAGAAGTAAAAGAGAAATTATGAGCAGAAATGCTGCCTTGAACGCAGCTCGAAGAAAACAATTAAATACAAGAGGATGAAGCGCAATGACTGAAAAAAAAGATTGTCTTGCTGCTGCGGGGTATGTCTATTCTGCAGTCTAGAAGCGGGTAAACGAACTTCTGTAATAGGAGGTAAGAATGATAAGTTTCACACAAAAGGGCGACTTCTCAAAACTGACTCGATTCTTGGAAAAGGTAAAAGAGGCTGTTCGTCTCGGAGATCTCGATAAGTACGGTCGGGCAGGAGTAGCCGCCCTTGCGTCTGCAACGCCCGTCGATTCCGGACAAACAGCTAATTCGTGGTTTTACGAGATAACAAATAACAACGGATCAGCAAGGATCGCTTTTTATAACTCAAATATTCAAAATGGAGTTCCAATAGCCGTCATTCTTCAGTATGGACACGGAACTCGTAACGGTGGCTGGGTACAGGGGCGAGATTACATCAATCCTGCTATCCGGCCTATTTTTGACCAAATTGCGAACAATGCGTGGAAGGGGGTTACTAAGCTATGAGCACAACAATCGATCAAAGAGTTGTTGAAATGCGGTTTGACAATAAGCAGTTTGAAACAAATGTAAAAACTTCTATGTCAACTCTTGACAAACTCAAAGAAAGTTTAAAATTGACCGGGGCTGCCAAAGGTATAGAAAACATAAGTTCTGCAGTCAAACGTTTCGATATGTCAGCACTTGGCAACGCCGCTCAAACGGTACAAGCTAAGTTTTCCGCCTTAGAAGTTATGGCGGTAACCGCCCTTGCAAATATTACGAACTCCGCAGTTAACGCGGGAAAGAACATGATTTCGGCATTAACTCTTGATCCGATTATGGCGGGTTTTCAGGAATACGAAACACAAATAAATGCCGTTCAAACTATCCTTGCAAATACTTCGTCCAAAGGGACATCGCTCGACCAAGTCAATGCCGCATTGGACGAGTTGAATACATATTCCGACAAAACTATCTATAATTTTACCGAGATGACTCGCAACATCGGAACTTTCACAGCGGCTGGTGTTGACCTGGACACCTCGGTTTCGGCTATCAAAGGTATTGCCAACCTAGCGGCCGTTTCCGGCTCTAACAGTCAGCAGGCAAGCACTGCCATGTATCAGCTTTCTCAGGCACTGGCTTCCGGTACGGTTAAATTGATGGACTGGAACTCAGTCGTCAACGCCGGTATGGGTGGTCAAGTCTTCCAGGACGCTTTAAAAGAGACGGCTCGTGTTCATGGTATCGCTATTGACAGCATGATTGAGTCGGAAGGCTCTTTCAGAGAAACTTTGAAAGATGGCTGGTTAACTTCCGAGGTCTTGACTGAAACTCTTGCAAAGTTTACTGGTGACTTAAACGAAGATCAACTTCGCACCATGGGCTATACCGAAGATCAGATTCAGGCCATTGTGAAGATGGGTCAAACCGCTAATGATGCTGCTACAAAAGTTAAGACCTTTACTCAGTTATTTGACACATTGAAGGAAGCAGCTCAATCTGGGTGGACTCAGAGCTGGGAAATTATTGTTGGCGATTTCGAAGAAGCTAAGGCTCTCCTTACTGAAGTCAGTGATACCTTTAGCGGTATTATTGGGGCGTCAGCAGCTGCTAGAAATGACGTTCTTCAAGGATGGAAGGACTTAGGCGGCAGGACCGAAATCATTGAAGCGTTACGAAATGTTTTTGAAGGGCTTCTCAGTATCATTACGCCTATCAAAAAAGCATTTCGGGAAATATTTCCACCAATTACCGCTGAGCAACTCTATAAGTTCAGTAAGGGCTTTCGTGAACTTACTGAGCATTTGAAACTTGGTGATAAAACCTCGGACAATTTAAAAATCACATTTAAAGGCCTATTTGCCGTTCTGGACATCATCCGTAGAGCGTTCTCTGCTGTATTCAATGTCATAAAACCTTTGTTCGGGGGAATTGATAACCTCGGAGGAGGAGTGCTCGCCATAACCGGCTTCTTTGGTGGATGGCTTGTTAAGCTTGACGAAATAATTAAATCCACGGATATCTTTAACAAAGCTATCAGTGGTATGGTTGGCTTTATAAAAACAGCGGCCCAGAATGTGAAGGAGTTTGTCAAGGCTCTCGTTGCAAAAATCGATTTTCCAAGTCTTGAGGACTTCCGTGCATTTCTTGAAAGAGTCCACGAAAAAATGTCTCAGGTTGGAGAAGCTGCTGGAGACATGAAATCCAGAGTTGTCGATGCGATTGGGAGTATGGGTGAGTCCTTAAAAAATAGTAAGTTCTTGGAGACTCTTGAGAATATTTGGCAAAAAGCAAAAACTTTTGCCAAGTCTGTTCCAGATTTTCTTAGAAATTTAATCAGCGGCACATCAGAAAATACTGCTAACGCCACCTCTAATTTTCAGAATTTTATTCAAAATGTAGTTGATTTTGTAAAATCGGCCATAACGAATGTTAAGAATTTTATCCGGAATTTTATCAACGCAGTAAAGGATTTCTCCCAAAACGTATCCGAAAACTTTAAGATGCCTGGTATTGATAGCATTTTTGATGTTATTAACGGTCTTATTGCTGGCGGTGTTGGCGTAGCTATATTGAGATTCTTGAGGAACGTTAGTGGTGCATTCAAAAGCTTTGGCGAGGCTATCAAAGGTTGGAAGGACATCACGGATGGCGTTGTCGGTATTTTGGATAGTGTTCGGGGCTGTTTTGAGGCTTATCAGACTCAGTTAAAGGCCAACACCCTGCTTAAAATTGCATCTGCAATTGCCATTCTTGCAGCCGCCCTAGTGGTTCTAACTTTTCTCGATAGCAAAAAGCTTGCTGCTGCTCTTGGGGCCATTACCACGTTATTTGCCGATTTGATGGGCTCTATGGCTATATTCGGTAAAATAAATGACAATTTAGATGGCATAAATAAAACATGTATAGCAATGATAGAAATGTCTATTGCTATATTAATTCTTTCAGGAGCATTGGCGAAAATTGCCGCTCTTGATTGGCAAGGGGTTGCTAAAGGTCTTATCGGCGTAGCCGGATTATCAGCAATAATGGTTGGGTCTGCAAAAATTCTGACAAAGAATAAACAAGCAGTCATTGAAGGCGCATCCCAAATGATTGTATTTGCCGTGGCCATTAAGATTTTGGCTTCTGCTTGTGAGGACTTGTCCGAACTTAGTTGGGAGGGACTTGCGAAAGGTCTTATCGGTGTAGGCACATTGATGACGGCTGTTTCTCTGTTTTTTAATAAAACTGAGTTTGGCAAGGAATCGCTGTCTAATGCTACTTCAATTGTTATTCTGGCAGTAGCCCTTAAACTACTCGCTTCCGCTTGTGAGGTTTTTGCTCAAATGGACTGGGAGGGGGTTTTAAAAGGGCTTATTGCTGTCGGAGCTCTACTCGGAGAGATAGCGCTGTTCGCTCGTTTCACAAAAGAAGCAAAACTCGCTAAATCTAGCAGCATAGCTTTAGTTGCCATAGGAATAGCAATGCAGTTTATGGCTTCTGTAATTCAAGATATGTCTCAGTTAAGTTGGGAGGAAATTGCAAAAGGCCTTACTGTTGTGGCCGTATCATTAGCCTCCATCGCCCTTGCTGCAAACTTCATGTATGACGATATGATTATTATTGGTGTAGGGCTGATTGCTGTATCCGTGGCCTTAGTAATCATGTCGAAAGCTCTTGAAACGTTTGGAGGTATGAGCTGGGAAGCAATTGCCAAAGGGCTAATCATGTTGGGCGGCTCGATGGCTATATTGGCTGTTGGTTTATACGCAATGATTGGCACTTTACCTGGCTCGGCAGCTCTTCTTGTTGCAGTTGCGGCATTGGCGGCGCTTGTGCCCGTGCTACTTATTCTTGGCGCTATGAGCTGGGAAAGTATTGAAAAGGGCCTTGTGGCTATTGCCGGTGTATTTGTTGTAATTGGCGGTATGAGCTTGATCCTTACGCCGCTCGTGCCTGTTATATTGCTACTTTCGGCCGCTTTTGCTCTCCTCGGCGTTACTGCTTTGTCGATGGGGGTAGGATTGATGGCAGCTGGCATTGGTGTATCGTCATTGGCGGTAGGCTTAACAGCATTAGCAGCTGCTGGGGTAGCCGGGGCAAAAGCCATTGCATCATCGTTAACCATAATCATCACTGGCATAATCGGCCTTATTCCTGCCATCCTTGAGAAGATTGGTGAGGGTATCGTTGCGTTCTGCAAGGTAATTGCCGATAGTGCCTCTGCTATCGGAGAATCGGTTAAAACCGTCCTTTTAACCCTTATTGACGTGATAGTAGAGTGCGTCCCAGCTATTGCAGAAGGAGTATTGAAATTGATCGTTGGCGTACTTGAGGCGATCGTGGAGTATACACCTCAAATTGTAGACTCTATATTTCAATTCCTTATTAAAATTCTTGAAGGTATTGCCAGAAACTTACCCGACCTTATCAAAGCGGCCATCAACATCTTTGTGTCGTTCTATCAGGGCATTATTGATGCTCTTAGCGGAATTGACGTTGGAAACTTGGTAAAAGGAATTATTGGCATCGGGTTGTTGTCAGCTATCATGATTGCTCTTGCAGCTGTTGCGGCGCTTACTCCGGCGGCTATGGTCGGCGTTCTTGGTATGGGCGTTGTAATAGCTGAGCTGGCGATTGTCCTTGCTGCTATCGGAGCACTGTCGCAAATTCCCGGTCTGACATGGCTGATTAATGAAGGTGCCGAGCTTATGCAAGGTATTGGGAATGCTATTGGGTCTCTCATTGGCGGTATTGTCGGGGGTTTCATGGGCGGAGTGTCAAGCAGTTTCCCACAGATCGGTTCTGACTTGTCATCGTTCATGACAAACGTACAACCATTTCTAGATGGAGCAAGCAATATAGACCCGTCTATAGTAGATGGGGTCAAAGCACTTTCCGCAGTTATTCTTCTTCTTACGGCCGCAACTCTTCTTGATAGTTTGACATCATGGGTTACTGGCGGTTCGTCTATAAAGAAGTTCGGCAAGGAACTTTCTGAGTTTGGAACATATTTCAAAAGCTACTATGATTCTGTTCAGGGGGTTAACGGCTCTGTTGTGGAGGCGTCTGCTAATGCAGCTTTGTCCCTTGCCGAGTTTGCAAAAGAAATACCAAATTCTGGTGGGTTGGTAGGATTGTTCTCCGGAGAGAACAGTCTTTCTAAGTTCGCAGAAGAACTCGCGGAGTTTGGCCCTAAACTGAAAGAATATTCCGATAGTGTAAGGGGCATAAACAGTATTGTTGTTGTTAATTCGGCATATGCTACTAAAACTCTGGCTGAAATGACAACTAATCTTCCGGATAGTGCTGGCAGCAAGGCTTTATCCATATTTGGAGAAGAACTCGCGGAGTTTGGCCCTAACCTGAAAGAATATTCCGATAGCATTCGAGGGCTTGATGCAAACGTAGTAACTAATTCGGCCACGGCTGGTAAAGCTCTGGCTGAAATGGCTGCTGCACTTCCTAAGACTGGTGGAGTATTCAGTATATTCACCGGAAATAAGGACATGGGTGAATTCGTCAAGCAACTTGTTCCATTTGGAGAAGGAATGAAGTCATATTCCGATTCTGTGTCTGGAATGGACGTTCTTGCCGTGCTCAACTCAACAATAGCTGGTAAAGCGTTGGCTGAATTAGCTGATGCCCTCCCGAATAGCGGTAGCATCATGAGTTGGTTTACCGGAAACAACGACATGGACACCTTCGGTCGCCAAATTGTTGTATTCGGTAGAGCAATGAAGTCATATTCGAATTCTGTGTCGGACATAGATGTTTACGCCGTACTCAACTCTACAACAGCTGGAAAAGCGTTAGCTGAATTAGCTGATATCCTCCCGAACAGTGGTAGTGTTATGAGTTGGTTTACCGGAAATAATGACATGGATACCTTCGGTCGTCAACTCGTTGTATTCGGCAAGGCAATGAAGTCATATTCGAATTCTGTGTCGGATATAGATGTTTACGCCGTACTCAACTCTGCAACAGCTGGAAAAGCGTTAGCTGAATTAGCTGAGAACCTTCCAAGCACTGAAGGGGCATTGGGCTTTTTCACCGGAAACAACGACATGGACACCTTTGGTCGTCAACTTGTTTCATTCGGAGAAGCAATGAAGTCATATTCGAATTCTGTGTCGGATATAGATGTTTTTGCCGTGCTAAACTCCACAATAGCCGGTCAAGCGTTAGCTGAATTGGCAGAAAGCCTCCCAAGCACTGAAGGAATAAAGGGATGGTTCACCGGAAATAACGACATGGATACCTTTGGCGATCAACTCGTTGTATTCGGCAAGGCAATGAAGTCATATTCTGATTCGGTGTCGGATATAGATGTTTACGCCGTACTCAACTCTGCAACAGCTGGAAAAGCGTTAGCTGAATTAGCCGAAAGCCTCCCAAGCACTGAAGGAGTAAAAGGCTGGTTCACTGGAAATAATGACATGGATACCTTCGGTCGTCAACTCGTTGTATTCGGTAGAGCAATGAAGCTATATTCTGATTCGGTGTCAGATATAGATGTTTACGCCGTAGTCAACTCCACAATAGCGGGTCAAGCGTTAGCTGAATTAGCTGAAAGCCTCCCGAGCACTGAGGGAGTATCTGGATGGTTCTCCGGAAACAATGACATGGATACCTTCGGTCGTCAACTCGTTGTATTCGGAAAAGCAATGAAGTCATATTCTGATTCTGTGTCGGATATCGACGTTTATTCCGTGCTCAACTCTACGATAGCTGGACAAGCGTTAGCTGGATTAGCTGAAAATCTCCCAAGCACTGAGGGGATACAAGGCTGGTTTACCGGAAACAATGACATGGATACCTTAGGCAAGCAACTTGTTGTATTCGGTAAAGCAATGAAGTCATATTCTGATTCTGTGTCGGATATCGACGTTTACGCCGTGCTCAACTCCACAATAGCGGGGCAAGCATTATCCAAATTAGCTGAAAACCTTCCGAGTACTGAGGGAATTCAAGGATGGTTCACCGGAAATAACGACATGGATACCTTTGGCGATCAACTCGTTGTATTCGGCAAGGCAATGAAGTCATATTCTGATTCGGTGTCGGATATAGATG